GCCTTCTACTGAACCACCACCCAGAACGGTAGTTACTTTACTGGATCGTCGTTGTTCGGATGATCCCAGATGACGTCCAACAGCAGATAGATGATTTCATCTATATGCCAGTCGGTACGTTCTCCGGGTATCCGGTGGTTATAGAACCACACGGCGAAATCAGAGAGCAAACGCCAACACTCATCTTTGCTAGCCTTTTCTTGGGCGTAAAAATGGGTCCCATTATGGGGGAAGGTCTTCCAGACCATCCGTCCACGGGAATACGCTGCGTCAGCGAGATCGTTCAGATCCCGCCAAGTTAGCGTACCATCTTCACACCTTTCGATAAGGTTGCAGAGCATCAGTGTTCTGGGGCTCCCATAGAGCTCGAGCTTTCGAGCTCTGGCGATTGACGTACTCCGAGACAACCCGAGGGTTGCCAGGATTGTGGCTTCTGGTAAAGAAGTCCAACAACGCGTCAAACCCGCCTCTCTCAGATCTTTGGACGTGGCTTTTACAAGACCACACCCATACCTCGTCCCTATGTAAGCGAGGATTCCATCTGCTTCGCAGATGGCGTTCATCGCCTCCACAGTAGGAGAGGAGACCTGAGAAGCCAGCGTCTTGCGGACCCACGATCCTGAGTCGGTGCAATACCGAAGGAGGGAGTAGGTCTTGGGCTGATAGTGAAGCATTGAACAGTCCTTTACTGTAAAGATTGTTTGATGTGTCTACTACAGCCTGGCTAGACGCCGGACTGCCGGCGACCAGTGTTCGTGGCTTAACTGGGGTAACACAATGCCCCATATAGCCATCAGTGCCACAGGACTCACGGAAGTGTCCGTTAACATAGCTTTTGGCTAGATTAACTTTCAACTCCAGTAGTTCCATGGCCCTCACGAGTCGCGCATACCCGCGTTTCGGCAAAATAATATCATCGCCGAATACGCGTACCTGGTTACGAAATTCCCGAAGTCTTGTCATGGTCACACTCTCTAATGGCTCAAGGCTAGCGCCAAGAGCTATACAGAGCATGACTAGACTCATCACCGGGAAAGTCGTTGCAGTGCCTTGCGAGGCGAACTTCCGTAGTGACAGGAAGCTCTTATGTCGGGAAATTCCATCCCAGACATACCTCGTCCGTGCGGCGTGCAGAGCGGATAACAAAGGAGGATTAGTCCTCATCATCCGTTCCACGGTCCAACACGACAATCGGTCACTAGCGTCGGACAAGTCGACCGTCGCTAGATTCCGATCCAGAGAGGCTTGCAGAACCAACGCGCCTGATTTGTTTTGGTCCTTAAAATCAATCATGCCCCCAACTATAGGGTGGCTTCTTGACTGATCAAAAAGGAACCTAAGCAAGAGTTGCTGACAGTACTGATGTGCTGTCGGCTCCGCTGCTATCAACCTCGGACCTTTTGCGGTCTTTGGTACACATATCAGACGTGCCGCCTTCTCATGGTTGAGAGGACGGTCCCGAACGTCCCCCGCGGTTTTGCCGCAGAGTTCATAAGGGAAAGTATTCTGCAGCTTTTGCGGCCAGTTCGGGAATTGGGACTTCTCCCAATTCTTTAGCTGTTCCGCCACTGCACCGGGTCCATGTCTAAAGCCGGTTCCCCGAGCGTCCAGTTCCATAGCGGCTGAATAGGCCACTGGTTCAAAGACGTCAAAGGTTCCGAAAACCAAATCCGCAACTCGTTGGATTTGGCTGAGAAGGAGCCTGTCTCCGTCACGTACCACCTGGTCCTCTAAAGTCTTTTCCCTTGCGGGATGCAGACCAAGAGTACCTGTAGTAGCATGATGGAAATAACCAAATGCCTCTCCAAGATGGATAGACATAAGGTCAAAAGGCAGGCGCCTATCCTCAACCGCTGCATGGTCGGCGGCGATCCCATGACCTATTCCGAAGTATGTTTCTTCGGGAACAGGATCAAAAAGATCACCATGATCATACAAATCGCGACCGTGATGACCGCGATCTCCGGAAGGTAGTTGTCCCTCGCAAGAAGGACCGTTGCTTCCGGACTGGTTGAGGCGGAAGGAGTCACAATCCCAGGTGAAACTGGGCTTGCGAAGTTTCCGTTCGATGTCATGGTACTCTCCTACTTTCGCTTCGATGCGATCGTCTGAGCATTCCAACTCTATCCTCTTACCCAACACCAGTAACTGGCGAAGGAAGAATAGAGCGTTGACATCTACCTCAGGCTTTAGACAGCCACTCTTGTCGAAGATGCGCAACCAGAGCCCACAGAACAATCGTGGAACTCTGATCTTGGAAGATACGGCCGTTGAGTACGGCCCTTCCAACGACAGGCGCCCACTCTCAAGTCCAGCAAGTAGCTGGGCCTCGAGTGCAGGGAGATCTAACGTGAAAACTGTTAGACCTCTACTTTGACAATTAAGGGTGAGCCGTTCCATATCTTTGGAAAGACTATCCTTAAGTAGCGGGTACACAGCGAGCACGTCTTTACAGACGCCTCGCTCGACCTGGAGTAGAGCATTAACTTGGCTTTTCATCTCAGCAACTTCCTTTCGGATGTTGGTTTAGATCCAAGCCACAGATTGCTCAATCGCATTTCGAGTTCTTATCGTAAAAGGGCGAACAGACCTACCTTTCGATAGGCCTGTCCCCCCATCTGCCCCCCCCATCACTGGGGAGAGCATATTACGACTCGAAATTCATCAACTTGTCGATGTTTGCGCTCGTCAAGAACGCAAATAGTCCCAGCGCCGTGTTCCGAGGATCCACGAGGGTATCACCCCTCTGGTTCTCGATCACGGTGTAAACCTTTCGAACAGTCGAAAGAGTGCTGGGCGACACCGGAAAGACCGTATGGATAAGTTCGGCGTTGTGACGATCAATCGTCACGCCCCGCTTCTTATCAGTATACGAGGAATTCCGGATGTTCAGCCGATACTCATCCGTAGCAGA